TGGCTTTGTAGGCTACCAGTAGGTCTGTTTCGCCTTTCATATAAGTGTACGCTTCCACTATACTGCCCCAAAGCAGCGCGGGCGAGTAATTATCACCAAGCCAAGACGTACCAGCATCCACAATAGATTCTGGATAAGCGTTGTAATGAAGCTCAATACCGTAGTTTGCATCTGGTTTTGGGCCTAGCATAAAGCTCAGTTCGTTAGGATCATTCAATCTAGAACCAAATAAGGCGTAGTAACGAGGCAGTCCTGTATACGTTGGATCTGGATAAGCCGCGCGAATAAAGTTAACGTCTTTATTTAAAAGGTACTCATAAGCGCCATCCCCATCAATAACCGCCATTGAATAGGTAGATAAGTAGTCGTTAGGACATCCTAAATAAACTGTAGTCGAAGAGCAATTGCCTGTAACGTTTTTCCTCAAAGAAGGAATTTGCACCGTATTATAGATGCGCTTTTCCGCCTGATCAATGAAAGTATTAATCTGCGTTGTATAGCTGACTGTACTTCCATTGGCGAGATAAGTCGCCGGAAATTGGTTTTCCGTATAGGCTTGAATCTGATCGAACAGTTCTTGGTAATTCATTACGCCATCGGACCCCGTGCCATCGTGCCTTTAGTAGCTGCGCCAGTACCACGGATTTTAATACCCGAAGTTTTTACTTCATCATTCTGGCTTTTAAATACACCACCTACAGACATTTTAATCTCGTCTACGCCATTGCCAGCCTTAACTACCGCTGCTTTTTCGCTTACGGGACCGCCACTCATGGTATGTGGTTCAGCATATACAGCAGCCGCGCCAACTTCTTTGCCCATTTTCTTTTCGCTAAATTTAGCCATTATCGACCTCTTTGATTTGCACAACGAGCTAAGTTACGACCCATTGCTTTCATGTTCTTGTTTAAGCTACTTTTGTTGGCTTTTGGGCCACTCAAGATAACTTTCTTACCGTCGTCTGGAAATACCTTAGTATCAGTTTTACCTGTCTTAGTTACTCCATCTGCTGATTTTCTAAATCCCATGTCATACTCCTTAAGTTATGCTAATTGTTACTGTACCAAGTTGTCCGTAACCCTTCAAGTCATCTGGCGTTAATGCATTATCAAATCTTCTTGAACCACCTACGGGATTCCAATTCCACTGAAACACCCTACTACCCATATCTGGGTTACCAAACCCATCAACTCCAGTGCCGCCGTTAATGTTAATCTGCAAACCACTAGTACCTGACTGCTGATAACTTACATCTGGTCTTGGATCCCGTACAGCTTGTGGGTCGTTAACCGGATACATACCTAACTGCAACTGTGGCTGATCTGGATCCCAGCAACTAGGACATACCTTGATATTATATAGTTTAGTCTTTAGTACTTGTTTCTTTAATTCCTTTAGCTTATAGCGCTGACCACATCTGTCGCACTCCGCAATCGAGTTTTTTCCTGAAGCATATTTTGATGGCATTCATAACCTCAATAAAACATTTCGCGTGGTACAAATCGAATAGAAGCCTTTTCACGATCTTCATCGGCGGCTAACTGGAACTGTTCTTCATATAAAGCTTTTAACGCCATTACCCTATTTGGATCTACTTCTGGCTTTTTCATGGCAATATAGTACGCCAATCCAGCTACCATGCAAGGTAAAAAGCGGAAAGGAATGTCTTGCTCAGTAACACCTGTGCCTGCATCTTGAACCCGTCTTAGTCTCCAGTACACGAACATATACTGACTTCCGGGAGAATTAGGGGTAGGCCAGACATTAATGCTTGGTAAGTTGTTGTTATAGACGATTGTAGCTGCTACATGACTTGTTGCCGTAGTACCGTTTTGGGCGCGAGAACAATTGATCAGTTGGTTACCACTAACGTTAGCATAGTAAATTGTTTCTGACTCTAAATTAATAAACCCATTAGAAGCTAGTACAGTAGCGTCACTTACATTGATCGTAGTTGCTGAGGATGTCACATTAGCCGCTAAAACAGCCGTGGTAGGGTTTGATTGGCCTGTCTGACGGTTGATCCACACTTGTATCGGGCGCCCCTGTGCGAGCTTATTTGGTAGCGTTGAGTAGGTAGACTCAGAAATACGGGTAATGTTGATGTCAATCTGGTTAGATGTGCCGTTATTTGTACGGATTACTTGGTCTAAAAGGTCGATGGTATCAACAGGAAACGGGTATGATGCTTGCCCAGTAACCATAGGGATTTGACCCTGTTCAATAGTCCAAAGGTTAATGCCGCGGTTTGCCCACTCAATTGTTAATAGGTTTAAAGACCTACGGGCAGTCCGCATATCATAACCTGTGCGTAGCTCTAAGCCGGCCCGCTCAAAAGCCTCTTCAACTAAATCGTTGAGGTCTAGGTTAAATACTGATTGCCCTATTGTTGTCATAGTCCTGAGGCTGCTTTCATTGCGATAAGTTCCGCAGTTAGTCTTGCTATTTCTTCATCTCTCTCGTCTAACTTCCGCATTAGTCCAGAGTTCATATCTGCCCAAAGCACCATATCTTTCATGCGCTCTTTGTGATCTTCAAACATAACCTTAAATAACTTGTCAGATGCTTCCATTTGACGGTCAATAAAGTCTTCAGGTTTCATTTCTTCGCTGTTTTTAAAGAGTTAATAAAAGCTTGCTTAGTTGGTGCGCCTTTAGATCCGGGCTTTCTCATTTTCTCGCCAGAACCAGCGGCAATCCGTTTTTTCTTCGCGTTGATATTAGCGTACAAACCAACCTTACCGCCCTCAGCAAACTGCGTAAAATCAGTATTATCCCTACGTGGTTTCTTTACGCCACTAGGCATTTTAGATGGGGCTATATCGCCCATACCACGGCTAGATCTCATGCTCTTGTCTTTCCTCTAATAGCACAACCATCAGCACGGCTAGAAGCTGATTTTACTTTACCACCTAATTTATAATCCGGGCGTATTTCATAGGCTCTAAACGTGCCTTCCATATCATTAGTAGGGCCAGTAGCGCGGGCGCGGCCTGGAGGACCAGCATCAGCATTTTGCTGTCTCATAGACTCGTTGCGCATTGCGGCACGTTCAGCTCTAGCTTTAGCTATTGCAGCATTTTTATCAAATGGCAGTCTTGGTGTTGGGTTTGGTAAGGCTGGTGTTGAAGCTTTAGGGCCGGTTAATGCCTCACGAGTTATAGTTTTTAAACCCTCTTTAGCTGCGTTTCTTTCTCCAGCACTAACAATAGCTTTTAATCCTGCTTTAAGAACTCCACCAGGTACTACATAGTCTTCTGGGTGTACGCTTTCTAAAGCTTGTTTTTTAGTTAAGCCTTCCATGCGAGCTTTTTCTTCTGCTGGCATCGCAGGGGCGGGGGTAGCTTTTGGCTCAGCTTTTTTAGCTGCAGGTGTAGACTTTTTGGTAACTGGCTTCGTTTCTTCTTTACTTCCGCTTTTTAAATACTTAGCTGCGCGGGCACGAGTTTCATCACTAATGTTAGGGTTTTTTCCCTCTTTAGTTTCAAATTTTGGTTCTTCTTTATCTTCTTTTTTAGCTCTAGATTTTTCAAACTCGTCAATAAATGAAGTACCACCGTCACGGATATTATTCTCGTAAGACGGGCCACCGTCAGCAAAGCGTTTCTTTTTCATACCATTTTTCCTTTGGTTTTGCCTTTAACGCAACAGCCATCCGCGGATGTTACATATCCACCTTTTTTCATTCCGGTTACATTACCCATGGTATCTACAGCAGGGATGTTCTGCTCTGTTGTGCCAAACATTTCATAAGACTTTTGCTTTTCGGCACGGATTCCACGCTCTTTATTGGCTTTGTAATAAGCCTCACGCTTCTCTTTTTCTTTACCGGTCTCTGTATATGGCATGATTAGCACATTCCGCCAGAGTTCATTTTAATCATTGTGCCTTTGGTTTTGCCTTTAGTAGCGCAGCCATCAGCACGCGCAGATGCAGATCCACCTTTAGCTAATTTTAAAGTTGTACCTTTGCCGCCTTTATGCTCTTGCATATCGTGTTGTTTAAAGGCTTTTTTAATCATAGCTGTGTCTTGGCCCTTATCCATTTTTGTATCTTCTTTCATATCGCTTTTCATAGCACCACCACCTTTAAATGTTTTGCCTTTATCGGCTTTGTTAAAATCCATTCCCACGGACTGTGGGATCCCTACTTTCTTAGCAAATGCTGGGTTATGAGCAACTGCTGCCATAAGATTATGCTGCTTTTTAGACGTACTAGGCATTTTATCTCCAATGACTCGTAACAAAATCAACTAGCCAGCCACCAGCGGCGACAATGGCAATCCACATCAATCCAGCTAAAGACTTCTCAATAATCGCTTTGCGTAATGAAGCCCGCTCTGCTTCTGCTTGAATAGCCATACGAACCCAATGTATCTCGTCTGGGCTAAGACGGTTATTAACAACTACCGATTCAACTGCTGTAGTTACTAAAGCTAATAGTTCTTGTCTTTCATCTGGGCTCATTTTAACATTTCCATCGAGCTAGACTAGCTGCTTTACGAGTAGGTCTGCCTTTTTCATCTTTCATAGGTCCGGGCATTCCAGACATACGCGCGCAGAATGACTTCTTCCTAGCACCGCCTTCAGGCTGTGGGGCCTTTAGGTTAGAACCAGTAGCAGCATTGTATTTAGCGCGACCTTTGGCGGTCAGTCCAGCCCCCTTAGAAACAGGAAGCTTTTCACCACGCCCTATTGCTAGAGAAGGGCCTTTTTTCTTAGCCATAGAACACTACCGCAGTTGCGCCAACACAGTTAGCAGTAACGTTGCCAGTACAGCGGATGCCAGCATCAGGAATTAGAACATTAACTGTTCCAGCCGCTGCGGGCGCCGTAAATACAAACACATTACTTGTGTTGTTAGCAATCGAAACAACTCCGCCAGAAAGATAACTGATGGTAACGCCTTTTACCCGTGCTGGGCCATTGAATACTATTGTCGTAGCAGCGTTAGCACACGCCGTTGATTTAACGTCAGTTTGCATCATAATTAATCTCCTTAAGATTTAAGCGGGGGACGAATCCCCCTAGATTAATTAAACGTTTTGTTGACCGTTGTCAGCTACGTAGTAACGAATAGAACCAGTAACAGGGCCACCAACAGCACCAGCAGTACCAATAGCCGAAGTAACAATAAATAAATTAGTCGCATTAGCAACGTTGCCTAAAGAAGCTCCAGCGCCTGTACTACCAAGCGTAACTGCCTGACGGGTTGTTACGTTACCATTCAATACAAATGCGCCGGGAACGTTAGTACCTAAAGTAATAGGTTGTCCGGGGCCGCCACCAGTAATTGGGGTAAACCCTATGTTACAGGTAGAGTTAGCGCCTGTAGATGGGTTGGCAATATTAATCGCTAGTACAACAGTATTAGCTGGGAGAATAATAGGAGCCGTATTAGTAGCAGAAACTGTTACGTTTGCAGTAGTAGAAGATGTGTTAGCGATGTAAAACTGAGCGACCATATCCATTGAACCAGCATAAGCTGTACGAGTGGAATCGCCACCTGTTGAACGCCATAAGGCTGAGGTAGTTGCTAAAGTCATGATAAATTGTCCTTGCATATAAGATCAGCTTATCAATCAATATGCTGTCTGCCGGGACAGTTTGATAAGCCGGTTTTCCCGGTTTATACG